GTGCGCATCTCTCAGACGCTTCTAGGGGACGAGACATTGGCGTTGACCGACGACGAGGTCCTCGGTGCGTCGGTGGGATTCGGCGTACGTGGCCGTGACCAGGAACTCGACCGGGCCACCCACCGCCGTCGGGTCATGCGGGCCTTCATGGATCACCTGGCATTCACTCCCGACCCGGCGTACACCAGCGCTATGCCGATCGGCGTCAGGGACGGCGCTTCGCCTGTCAGCGCACTGGATCTCCCGCCGTTGATCACACCTGAGGCGGACGAACTGAACGCCTACCTGCGTTCACGCAGGCACTGAGCAAGTTGCAGACGTAAGCACTACCGACCCCCCGGAGAACGTGGGTTGCCTCGCAGAACGAGGCGGGTCGTAGCGGGTGCTCGCTGGCCGAGAGGGCCATCGAAACCGTTTCTACGACCCAAGGAGATACACCCATGTCCGGTGAGCAGACGGATGCCATGATCGCTCGCCTCGAAGGCGAGCTGGAGGAGCGAACCGCGTTCCTGGAGGGACTGGTCGCCGGCGCGCAGGACGCAGGCCGTGACCTGACCGCCAGCGAGAAGGAGATGAGCGGCAAGGCGCGGGAGCGCGTCAACGAGCTCGACGACCAGTTGAAGATGCTGCAGGAGACCCGGCAGTCCTCGCAGCGGGCCCGGCAGCGGGCCGTGGATCTGCAGCAGGAGTACGCCAAGATGCGCCGCGAGGTCGACACCGGCCCGGTCGAGTACCGGTCCGCCGGTCACTACCTGACCGACTACATCGGCGCGCAGACCGGCTCCAAGTCGGCGATGGAGCGCCTCGAGGTCTTCAACCGTGCCGCGGCGCACCAGAAGACGTCAGACAACCTCGGTGTCATCCCGGACCCGATCATCGGGAACGTCCTCAACTTCATCGACGCGTCCCGGCCGATGGTCAACGCCCTCGGCCCGCAGAACATGCCGTCGGCGACGTGGTACCGCCCGAAGGTCACCGCCCGCACCCTGGTCGGTGTGCAGGGGTCGGCCGGTGCGGCCGCGGATGAGAAGGCCGAGCTGTCGAGTCAGAAGATGACGATCGCGCGGCTCACCGGCAACGCGGTCACCTACGGCGGTTACGTCAACGTGTCGCGGCAGGACATGGACTTCTCGTCGCCGCAGATGATGGATGCCGTGATCAACGACCTGGCCGCGCAGTACGCGGTACAGACCGAGGCCGCGCTCGGCGTGGCGCTGATCGCGGGCACGAACAACGTGGAGCTGACCACCGCGTCCGGTGGCGTCGCCACCGCGGTCGAGCTCACCGCCGCACTGTGGACTGCGGTCGCGAACGTGTACGCCGCGACCAAGGGTCAGGGCCGGCCGATCCTCGTGATCCAGCCTGCGCGGCTTGGCAGCTGGGGTTCGCTGTTCGCCCCGGTGAACCCGCAGAACGCGCAGTCGACGGGGTTCCAGGCGGCCGACTTCGGCCAGGGCCTCATCGGCTCGGTGTCCGGCATCCCGGCGTACTGCTCCTCGGGTCTGGTGTCGGCGCCGGCCACCACGTACGGCATCGTGATGTCGACCGCCGCGGTCGAGGTCTACGAGCAGCGTGTGGGTGCGCTGCAGGCCACGGAGCCGTCGGTGCTGGGTGTGCAGGTCGCGTACGCCGGGTACTTCACGCCGATGATCGTCGAGACCGGCGGCGTCCAGGAGATCGTCAACCTCGCCTGAGTGGAGGCACTGCAATGCACGAGCACGAAGACGGCAGGGTCAGCGGTTCGATCGACCGTGCCCGGGTCGCGGAGCTGTACGCCGCGACCGACGACGACGAGTTGAAGGCTCACTATCGGGAGGTTCTCGGCGACTCCGACGAGGGCAAGGCCCTGGATGAGCCGGCCGAGGGCGAGGCAGGGGACGACGAGGCCGCAGAGAACGACGCGGACCTCGACGCCCTGCGTGAGGAGTACGAGGCCGCATCCGGGCTGAAGGCCGACGGCCGGTGGGGCGAGCAGCGCCTCCGGGATGAGATCGCTGCCGCCGAGAAGGCTGACGCCTGATGGCTACCACGACGTTCCGTGAGGACTTCCTCGGCCGTGACTTGGTCGCGCCGACGGTGAACTCGCTGGACTTCCTGGGCACCGTCACCACGGCGACCGTCGACCGGATGGGCCGCCCGCTGCGGCGGGTGATCCGACCGGTCTCGTCGGCGGTGACCCTCAACCAGGAGATCCAGGTCACCGACGGCAAGAAGTACATCGTCACGGTGGCCGGCACCACGGGCGCATCCGACCCGTCCCCGCCGGCCGTGGGTGCGACGGTGGCCGACGGCACGGCGACCCTGCTCCGTCAGAAGTGACCGAACACCGCTGGGAGTGCCCCAACTGCGACGCGACCCATGTGACCCATGGGTCGCGCCCGCATACCCCGTTCCACTCGTGCCGCGGCCTAAAGGGGCTGACGGTGCCGTTCGTGGCGGCCGGCACGGCTGCGAAGGTCGTGCCGGTCGAGCGGGGTGACTACGTGGGTAGCGAGGATGTCCAGACCGATGGTGAGGGCCGTCCGGTGATGTCTGTGGTGACGACCCGCGACGACGGGCAGGACTGCACGGTGTACGCACCGACGGCCGTGGCAACGGCAAGAGAGGACTGAACCATGGCCTGGACCGACTCGCGGATCTACCGGCAGTTCGTCGCCGATGTGCTGGCCGACACCGCGCAGTTCAAACTGGGCGGCACCGACGTGTTCAAGGCCGCGCTGTACGGTACGGGCGCCACTCCTGACCGGGATGCGACCGCGGCGAACAGCGCCTATGCGGCGACCTGGCACGGTGCGGCGGAGATCATCGACACCACCGGCGGCGGCACCGACTGGCCCACCGGTGGCGTGTCGCTGGGCACTGAGACGCTGACCACGTCGGCGGGCGGGATCGTCATGTTCGACTCGCCCGATGTGGCGTCCGGCGCGACCGCGGACATCGCGGCGGCGTTCGGCTGCCTGGTCTATGACGACACGATCGCCACGCCGGTCGCCGACCAGGGTGTGTGCTTCAACTACTTCGGTGGCTCCAACTCGGTGACCAACGGCACGTTCACGATCGTGGTTCACGCCAATGGTTGGTTCAGGATCACGACATGAGCTTCAATACCGGCCAGCAGGTCGAGCTGCTCTACAGCCTGCCCGCGGCGATCACGAAGAACACCTATACGACCATCGCCGCGTACACCGGCGTGGTCGGTACGAACACCGTGTGTTCGATCCCTGCCGGTTGGGCGATGAACGAGGGCGTCAACCCGGTCGGACGGGCCTTCGAACTCAAGGTGATGGGGACGATCGGCAACACCGCGGCGGCGACGTTCGCGAACGCCATCAACATCAACCCGACGCCCGGGACCTCGACCAACAACATCACGATCAACACCGCGTACACCCCCACCGCGGCAGTCACCGCCGGGTGGAAGATCGAGGCCTGGTTCACGATCACCGCGTTCGCGACCTCGACGATGACGATCCAAGTCAACGGCTCGGTGACCTACATGACGGTCGCGTCCGGCGGGGCGGTGTCCACCGCCCCGCCGGAGCAGATCTTCAGCGGCACCTGGACCGCGCTCGACCCGCGCGTGACGCAGTACGTCGAGCTGTTCGGGACGTGGTCGGCGTCGAACGTGGCGAACACGACGACCGTCCAGCAGATGCTCTTCTACGGTCTGAACTGACGCGCGCCGTAGACCGGAGGTCTGACCGATGGCCTACGTCTCCTCGTCGAGTCTCTCCGGTGCGAGTGCGACCAGCGCCGCCATCCCGGTACCAGGCAGCTCGGCTGCTGGCCTTGTCGCCGTCGTCGGGCTCTACATGGAGTCCACCGCGGCGGTCACCGCACCGGCCGAGTTCGGTGCAGCGAAAGCTGACCTACAGACCTCGGCGGCGACGCGCGGCCGACTGGTCGTCTACTCCAAGAAGCTGACCGCGGCCGACGCTGGCACCTACACATTCAGCTGGACCGGTGCGACGTTCTGCGCCGGGGTGTGCGCGTTCTTCTCGGGTCGCGCCAGCGACGCGTTCGACGGGACCCCGGGGACCGCCGAGTCCGTGGCCGCGGTCACGACGCTGAACGTGTCGACCAGCCCATCCGCCGAGAACGGTGACGCGGTCGGTCTCTGGACGAACTTCAACGGCGGCGGCGGGTTCACCCAGCCGACGAACTACACCGAACGCCAAGACGTCATCGTCATCACGGTCGACACCCGTGACGCGGTGGTGTCGGGTACGACCGGCAGTGTCACGGCGACCCACTCCATCAGCGACTTCATGAAGGCGTTCCTCGGGGTGCTCGCCCCGGACGCCGCCGGTCCGGTCCAGTCCGCTCGCCCAGGTCTGACCTGGGAACGCCGGTTCAAGCACCGGCAGATCCTCCCAACCTCGCCAGCTGAAGTCGTCACCGGCACGAACGCACCGGCTGAGTGTGCCGAAGCGACAGGCGCAGCGTTCGACGCAACGGTCCAGATCGCCACCGGACCGACGAGTGCTACCGCAACAGGGACAGCGAACAACCCGAGCCCGTCCGTAAAGGCCTCTGCGGGGGCCGCCACGGCCACTGGGGCGGCCGAGAACACCACAACCAAGGTCAGCCCCACTCCGGCGACCGCGACCGCCACAGGGGCCGCACAGCCCCCCTCACCGGCCATCAAGGTCAACCCGACCAGCGCCGAAGCCACCGGCACCGCATTCAACGCGACCGTCTCGACGGGAAGCATCACAAGCGCCCCCGCTGGCCACGCAGCGGGCACAGGAACGGCGAACAACGCCACGGTGGCAGTCGCACCCACCCCGGCTACTGCGACCGCTACAGGGGCCGCACAGGGCGCGACAGGAAAGGTCTCGCCGACACCCATCACGGCCACCGCCGCAGGCGTCGCGAACAACCCGACGGTCACGACCGGCGCGACCACCAATGCTGCGGCCGGTGTGGCCACCGGAACCGGCACGGCGAACGGCGCGACAAGCCGGGTCGCCCCTACTCCACAGACCGCCGTCGCTGTCGGCACCGTGTCCGCGGCATCCCTCAGTGTCCGGGCAGCGGCGCAGGCAGCGGCGGCGTTGGGGGTCGCGAACACCCCGACCATCAGTGGTCTCGTGTTCACCCCCGGCACCGCCCACGCCGCCACCATGACCACCCCGACCGGTGTTCCGGGGTCGGCCGGAGTGCCGGTCGGGGTCTCAGCCACCGGCACCGCACCGGTCGCGTTGGCAGCCGCCGGCACCGCATCGACAGGCAACGCCGCGACATCCACCGTCCCGACCGCGACAGGAGGCTGACCATGCCGTTCGATGTCGGCGACTCGGTACCCATCGCGGTCGACGTGAAGGACGCCGCCGGAGCACTCACGAACGCGTCCGTCGTCACCCTCACGATCACTCTCCCGGACGGCACCACCGCCACCCCGACCGTCACCAACCCGCCGGCCGTGACGGGCCAATACCGGCACACGTACATCCCCACCCTCGAGGGCCGCTATACGTGGCGCTTCGTCACCACCACACCAAGCACCGCTTACCAGGACGTTTTCATTACCCGCGCCGCAGCATCCCCGGCGCTGCTATCGCTGGCCGACGCGAAGACACACCTGCGGATCCCGGTCGCCAGCACCGCCAACGACGACGAGCTACGCGAGTTCCTCGAGGCGGCCACTGAGGTCATCGAGCAGCGGGTCGGGCCGGTTGCTCGCCGCACTGTCACCGCACAGGTATGGGGCGGCTGGTACAGCATCTACCTCCCGCTGACACAGATTCTCGACGTCACCGCGATCACGCTCGTGTCCGACGGGTCGAACCCGCTGGACCTCGCCGACCTGAACATCAACAGCCACTACGGCACCCTGACTCGCAAGTCCAGTGCACCGTTCCCCGACGGACTCCTCAACGTCACCTACACCGTGGGCCGGGTCTCCGTCCCGGCGAACGTGACGAACGCGGCGAAGCTCATCGTGGCGCACCTGTGGAAGACCAAGCTCGGGAACCTGCCTTCGGAACAGGGTGACGATCGCGGCTACGTCGTGACCGGTGGCGGGTACATGATCCCGTACCGGGTGCTGGGTGAGCTGCCCGACGAGACCCCGATCGGTCTCGCCTGATGGCGTCCAAGGTCGACGCGGTATGTCTCGCGCTCACCGCGATGTGGCAGGCCGCCGTCCCGCTGGACCCGGTGAACGTGGTCGACGGACCGCAGGTCAACGCGATGAGCGAACCGGAGTGGTTGTTCGTCGGGTACGACGCCGATGACCTCGACGACACCACCGAGGGCGCCGCTGCCGAACAGTCACACGAGGCGTTCCTCAAAACCAAGTTCGAGGCCGGCCAGGTCACCTGCGCTGCACTCGTCACCCGCGGCGACACCGACATCGTCGGGGCGCGGGCCCGGGCGTTCGCGATCGTGTCGGCCGCCGAGGACGCACTACGCGCAGACCTGCTGCTCGGTGGCCTGGTGATGCAGTCGTGGTTGTCCGAGCAGCGGTACATCCCGATGCAGACCGACGCGGGTGCGAAAGCCCGGGTCGTGTTCGTCGTCAGCTATCTAGCGCAACTCTGAGCGAGGAGTCTCCACTGTGGCCGCACTCACAGCCATCACCCCGACGAACGCGGGAACCCTGTCGCCACCTGCTGCCGTCGCCGCATCGGACACGGTCGCCGGGTCGATCCTCGGCCCCCGCGGCGCAGTCCTGGACATCATCAACAACGGCGCCGGCACCGACAACATCACGATCTCCGACCACGGCTCGACCAGTGCGGGCAACCAGCTGGCGAGCAACACGATCTCCGCGTCGGTCGCCAACGCGGGTGTGGCCCGTGCGTTCCGGCTCACTCAGGACCAGGTGAACCCGGCGACCGGCCTCATTACCATCACGCACTCGCAGCCGACGGGTGTCACGTACAAGCTGATCGCGGTGGGTGCCTGATGACCAACACATACAGGACGCTGTCCGACGTCGGCCGGCACTACTTCGGCGAGGGTGACCTCGAGCTCAATCTCACCGCCGACGAGGAACGCGACGCCCTCACG